CTCCACCTCGAATATCTCAGCCTGCTCGCCGTCAGTCGCAGCGTTCTGGTCCTGGGCGCAGGTGAATACCTTCGTCTCGACCGTTCCGCCTTCAAGATTGTTTCCATACTTATCGACGGTGACGCGGTAGAGCACTCCGTCGCCAGTTCCGACTGCGGCGCCCGGAGTCCCATATGTGATGTTCCTACGACGGACTGTGGACGGGAACGTCTGGAGGTCGTCACGGAACTCCACGAGGTTCGACAGGAAGTCGCCGTGCGGCTTGTTTATCGCCGTCATGTAATCGACGAGGTGAGGAGCGAGCCCGTCACGGATCGCCTGCGGCGACAGTATGTCTGTGCGGTCGATGAGTTCCCAGAGCTCCGTCCGACGCCGGATCGTTTCGAGCACTTCGTCTCGCGTTGGTGTAGACATCAGATCACCGTCTCTGCCTTGAGAGCTCGCAGCTCGTAGACCAGGGAGTTGCGCCGGATCTTAACGACGGTCCAGGTGCTACCGTCGAACAAGATTTCATCGCCGCCAGATGGTTCGTCTGGGTCGAGCCCGACGAATATCCCAGCAGCGTCAGCGAAGCCCACTTCCTCAATCGAGAACGTAATATCCGCGAACGGGTCGAGAGCTCCGACTGCTTCGATCTTCAGGACGGTGACGGTCGATGCCGTCACCGTCCCAAGAGGTGTGTAGCTCGCTGTGAGCTCGCGTCCGTGAATGCGGTTCAGCGCATCCATACCGCGATCAAAGATGCTCGATCCGAAAACAGAGCTCACAGCGAACCTCCAAAATCAGGTCGTGATGTTGGAGAGCAGGTGCGCCGCCTGCGGGTAGATAATCTTCGCGTGATAATCCATGCGCGAACGGATGATGTCGGACCTGCGGCTCTCGTCGCGATACTGCTCGACGGTAGCTCCAGGCGTTGAGCCGTCACCCGTGTAGTGGAATAGGCGACCCATGCACGGCTCGCGCAGGTCGTTCGACTTCGGAACGCGACAGACCATCGCGAACTCATTCGACCAGATATTCCCGAGAGCTGCGGGCTGGGCCTCGTTCGCAGTGTTGCGAAGTCCACCAGCGACGATCACGCGGTCGATTCCGAGCGCCTGCGCGAGCGCCTGAGCGGTGATGTCTGCCGTGTTTGGGTCCTGACCGCCCCAGTACTTGATGCGCTCGACGATCTCTGCCACCTGGCGAAGATTGTTGAAGACGCTCCAGTTGATGACGAGAGCGTTGGGAAGGATGCCGCCAGTCAATCGGGCAGCGTCCATCGCTCCTGCCACGTCCGCGATGGGCGTAGCGTTCGGAGCGTCGTCCCACTCGTTCGTAACGGCTGTCGTCAAGGCACCCGTGAAGGTGGCAGCGTTGAAGACGGCGGCGGAAACTTCTTGCTCAAGGGCTCGCAGAACCTTAGCGCGGGCACGCTGCGCGGCGACGAGTTCCGCGTCGAGGATGTGAGCGTAGATCGAGGATTCGCGATCATCGACCGGCTCCTCGGCGCCGTGCTCGACAGTCGTAAAGCTGTCCTGCTCGAAGCGCTGGTGGTCGCGCATGTAATTGCCGCCAGGCGCTCGGAGCGTGTCAACGTCCTTCAGGAGCTGCTCAATCGCCAGCTTTCCGAAGTTCGCATTCTGTACGGCAGCATCGAAGATCGGGAGGACTTCCGCAGCGACGAAGCCCTCAAGCTCCGCGACGAGGTCGTACTCCTCAAATGACATTCCGAGGTCTGGCCTCAGATACGCGGTGGTGTTGGGTGACGCCATTGTTCTCTCCTTGGAAGTCAGGCCTCAGAATTCGGGACTCTGCGCCTCAAGACAGAGGCGCAGAGGTTAGTCGTAGTGGTTCAGGTGGGGTCGATTGGGAGGACTTCGATCACGTCGAGGTCAGCCGTTGCCGCGTCGAGTGCAACGCCGACAGCAACGCCGACTGCAGCGTCGTCGATCTTTCCGACAGCCGTTCCGTAGACGACGGCATTCTGGACGATGGCTGCCGAGGCGACCATCTTCAGAGTTCCGCCGAGGTTGAACGGCATGATCGCGGCGACATCTCCAGACGCGACTGCGTCCCGGTTGATGCCGAATCCGCGAACACCAGCACCCGCACGAACGACCTGCCGGTCGCCGGTGAGAGTGACGCGCCGATAAGCCTCAATCGCCTCGCTCGCGACGAGGTTGATTACGCCTTCTTGGAATCCTGTACTCATCGTTCATCTCCTCTGTCGAGAGTGAGGTTAGGTGAGCCCCGCACTCTGCGAGACTCGTTGGGTTTACTGGAAGACTCCGGTGAGCTTGAAGTCAGACGGCTCCTGGCCGCCGTTGGCTTCTGCCAGCATTGCCTTGCGGAGTTCTGGGTAGCGACGGCCCGCGATCTTCAGCGCGTCCTCGCCACTCTTGCCCGCGTCCTTGAGCTCTTGGACCTTCACCTTGAAGTCGCCCGAGATGGCTTGAAAGCCAGACCGAGTCGTTGCGACTGGCGGGTTCATCTGGACGCGAGCGAGCTCCGCCTTGGCCGTTTCCGCTTCAGTCTTGGCAGCCTGCAGAGCGGCAGAGTTCGTCGCGTCCTGGGCAGCCTGTGACGCCACAAGGCGCTCATACGCGAGAGCCTTCGCAGCCTCGATGGTGAGCTCGCCTTCTGCAGCTTCAATGACGAATTCTAGATCGCTCGGGAATGCGGCCTTCAGCTCGGCCAGAGTCGCCTTGTTGTCCATGTCGTTCTCCTTGGCCGTGAGTGGCCCTGTTAGTGAACCGCCGCCAGAGAGGGCGAAAGCAGAGGTGGCGGAGTCGGCGCCGAACGGAACGAACGACGACTCCTTGAGCGTGAACTTGCGAGCCACGACGAGAGGCCCGTCGAAGGTGCGACCGTTTAGTTCGACGGTGTCGCCCTCTGCGACCTCTTCGATCTTCGTCGCCTCTAGGCCGATACTCGCTTCCCACGGGAAGCCCTCATCAGACAGACCGGCGACCATTCGGCCCGTGTCAGTCGTAGAGGAGAGGTGGCCCTGGATGTCGATGCGCTCTCCATTGTTCGCGATCAGGGAGCTCTGACCAGCGATCTGATGGATGTCGTGATAGGCAAGGATGGGGATGACTTCGCGCTTCACGCTCATGCCGCTAAGGTCGAAGACGACCCGCTCAGGCGGCGCGAACATCTGGAGCTGGAGCAGAACCTCGTCGCCCGTATATGCGAGCATTGAAAAGCCGCGCCGCTCGTCTTCACCCTCGGCGTCGATCTTCGCCTCGCCCAAGGTCGCTTGAGCTCCTGCAGCGAGGCGCCAATAGCGGATCGGATCACTCATCGTTCTCGTCCTCCATGTCGTCGATTCCCTGGGCGAGTTCGTCACGAGGTATCCGCTTCATCGGTGATCTGAGTCGAGATGGTGACGCCATCGGGCTGGCTCATATTGAGGAGCTGCCACCACTCGATCTTTAGGCCCGTCTTCGCAAGGATGCGCTGGACGCCTGCCTCCGCCTCAAGGATCATCATCTCGCGGTCGAAGACTGTTTCCTTGACCGTGGTTTCCCAATTAAGTCCTCGCCGCGATTGTTGCTCGCGCGGGCTCATCAGGATGTTCTTGAGGGCGAGCGCGTCAGCCTGTCCGTCCTTCAGCGGGTCGACGTATGACCAGCCCGGCATCGACCAGCGGTGATGCAGAATGTTCGGCTGATTTCGCGAAGCCGGAAACCACTCGCGAACCTTCCAGCGATAGACCTGAGAATGGAACCGTTGCGCGAACCACTTCTGTACGCATTTGAAGCCAAGCCGCGCCTGGTCGAGCTCGCCGCGATAGCCGTGGAAGTTCGTCGCGCTGGTGTCGAGCAGAACGAGAGTCAGAGGCATCCCGAGTGCGGCGCCGATGATTCGCAGGATGAGGCGGATATGCTCTTGCCAGTCCGCGCTCGTCACGTTCGGGGCGAAGCTGCTTAACTTCTCACCGGGCTTGCCGCGAATGATCAATCCGGGGCTGACCTCTTCCAAGATGTCGGTGCCGCTCGTCTCGCGATCACCGAGCTGGTAGTCAGTCTCGCGCTCGATGAACATGGCGACGCAAGATGATATTTCTTGCTGGACGAGCTTGGAGAAGTTCAGGTCCTCGAACATCCCAGCGACACCGAAGACGGGCGCCAGCGCGGTGATGCCTCGTGTCTGAGTGAACCGCTTAGGATCGTAGATGTGGACGATTGCGGCGTTGCCCTCTGAGTCGAAGGCTGGGCGCTTGTCGTAGCCTGAATCTGATGGCGAAACTCTGCGGCCAGTCCGCTCGCGCTGGCCTTCCTCCAGGTGGCGAATCCAATACCTGAGCGGCTTGCCGACCAGGTTAACCTCGACGCCGTGGACGACATCGTCCGTCTGCCTGTCGGGGCTATCGACCATGTCGCCCTCAAGCATCTGGAGGGCGCCGCTGCCGGTGAGGAGCCCGAAGATATCGCCATCAAGGAGCGTGTGCCTGAGCGCCAGCTTTTCGATCTGGTGGAATGTCATCCGTGCGGTCACATCGCATTGGTTCGGATCGTTCGCCCAGTCGTTCCATCGCGCGGTGATATCTGCGTTCAGAGTCTCGTCGCCGGTGTTCGGAACGGGCACGAATCCAGAGCCGACGATGTTATCGACTGCTCGCGTAACGAGCTGGCCGATGATCGCATCGTTGCGGTCCATGTCGCGGACGTACTCACGGACGCGCCAGAACTCGCTCGCGTTCGTGTAGTGAGCGTCCGCAGTCCCGCCGAGTCGTGTGCGAACTCTGCGGAAGCGGTTGTGCTGGGCCGCAGCGTAAGCTGCCTTGAGCTCGCGATTCCGCCGAGCCAGGTAGGTGTGATCAATCGTCGCGGGTGATCGAGAGACGACCTCGCCGTCTTTCCCGCCGAGGCCAAGAGCTCGACGGGCGGAAGTCCAGAGGCTCATAGTCCAGCCCTCCGGAATCTTCGGAAGTCTGTCTTAGTGACGTTGGGACCGATTATCGAGGTCGCGCCGGTGTCGTGCTTGGCGACGAACTTCCGCGCCTCGTCGAGCTGCTTCTCCAAGAGGTCGATCCGAAAGCCTGCAGAGTTCGGACCCTGAGCGGCAGACGACGGATGCTCCATCAAGTAGCGAGTCGCCCACGTGACGAACACCTTGGCCCGCGCTACGGACTGCAGCTCGAACCAATCGGAATATGTAGAGACGTTATCCCGGATCGTGTCCAGGGAAGGCACGGCCATGCGCTCGGTGTAGCACGCCGCACGGTGGCGATCTCAACTTCCCGGAAAACAGGGAGACATCAGGGAGATGGACAAGACTCTGCGATCTCCTCCAGGATGTAGCGCAGAGCATCCTGCTGATTCCGTACGGCCTTGCCGCTGCGGAGTTCTACGTCTGCGAACTGTAGACCGTCGAAGACCATACGCAGACCGAAGGCCTGGTGAACAGTCAGAGACACCTCGAAGGACCGGCGCAAGCGGTTCCCAGTCGCTAGGTATGGCAGCGAGACTTGCGCCTCGCCTGCAGTCGATCCGAGGACTGTGCGCTTGATCTTCTCGACCATTGATGACTTCTTGCGTTTCGTCGCCATTACTTCCTCCGGTGTGATAAGAACTTGCCGCCGTGCGGCGGCCTGAATCTGCCTTCAGACTTCCGCTTCTCGCTGGGTCGTTGCTGCGAGACTAGGGTGCGCCGCTTCTCAGCGATGGCTATCTCGCTAGCGACGATCTGCATATAGGCGCAGTCGAAATAGTGGTCAGGCATGCCGCGCGATTTCTTCCACAGCCACTTGACCCGCCCCTTCGTGTCTTCCTCGCGGATCAACTTCTGGCCGGTCATGTGGCGGCCATACTCGGGAGACTCTGCGCCCTCGCATTCCATCCAGATGATCGGGTCAGTCTGTTTGATCGACGCGACAAGTTGATTCTTGAACCAATTCGCGTTCGGCCTGCAGAGGTCGAATGTAACCTTCCGCCCCTTGCTGCCTCCGCCGATAGTCGTCTCCGTCCAGCCGAGCGGTCGCCCCTGGTTTGCGGGCCGCTCCATGTCGCCCTTCAGCACGATGACGTTCGGCTTGTCAGCCGCCCAGCGGTAAACCTGCGCGGTGCGAGATGTGTCGAGAGCTCCGCCAGCCGTTCCGCCAGCAGAGTCGATCAGCAGGAACGTCGGCACCGCTTCCCGGTCGCCTCGGTCGAACGGATACCTCGCGTTGATTGTCGCGAGCTCCAGGTCCTCGAACGAGTCAGCCCTGCCGAAGTCGATCAGCTTAGTCTGCCGCTCATTGCCCCAGGCTCGGACCATGTAGAAGAAGTGGTCAATCTGCGTGTCTGCAGTCGCTAGCACCGTCGTCGCCCACGAGGGCACCACGCCTGCGGGACCGACAGCTCGACGGGCGAAGAGGGCCGCGTCCACCTCTCCTCGGGTTGCGACATACGCCAGTCCCAGCGAGCCCGCCCAGAACTCCTGGATGTCTGCGGGCTTCGTGCAGCGGAGGAAGCGAGCCACCAAGTCGGAGATGGACTTCGCCCAGTGGTAGAGCTCCGAGATGTGATAGGCGCGGCGACGAGTTCGGACCTCTGCATCGAGGAGATGCCAGCCCGCCCGCTCGTCAGTCATCGCGCCGTGGGTGTCCTCGATCTTTCCCGCGCACTTGAGGCACTGTACCCAAGCTGACTGAGCGGCTTCGATCTCTGCCGCCTTCCTCACTCTGTCCGATGGTTCGCTAGGCGCTGACGCTGCTCTCCCGCCTTCCCAGCGCACCTGCTCCCACGTTAGCGATTGGAGGTGGCTGCAGTGCGGACACGGCACGCGGTATTCACGCTTATCAAGGCACTCCTCATACTGCGTGCAGATCAGGTCGTCAGCGTGGCTCGGCTTCGACAGCAGGACGCATTTGGCACGACGGCCGAACGTCTTCATCCGTTCCTCTGCCAGACGAAGCGGTGAGCCTTCCTTCCCGACTCTCTGCGGGTAGAGTCCCGTCTCGTCGAGGACGACATAGCGGAACGGGTCAGATGCGAGAGACTGCGGAGACAACGCCCAGCCGATGACGATCCGCATTCCGTTGCGGAGGACCATCTCAAGGAGCGTAGAGTCACGTCCTCGCTCCGACACGCGGCCACGTAGCCTCGGAGTGTTCGCAAACATCTTTTGCAGCTTCTTCATCGCCTTCTTCGCCGCCGCAGCGGTCGCCATCACCCAGAGCACATCGCCGGGCTCCTCCTCCGCCCAGCAGCCGATAGCGCAGCGGATCAACTCGCTGACGCCCATCTGCGCGGCCTTCTGGATGACGAGCCAGTCAACGGTCGGATCGGTGAGCGAATCAAGTATCTCCCGCTGCCAGGGCTTCGACCTCCACGGTCCGGGTGCGTTGACGTTCTCGTCATCACCGAGGAAGCGGTAGCGATCAGACCAGCGAGCTCCGCCGATGATCATCGGCATCATCGCGCTAACCCACCTGCGCCGGGTCCATGTCGGAGCTAGAGTCACTGCCACGGTATGTCTCTCCCGAATGGGCGGAGCGCGTCCTTGATCGCCGCCTCCGCCTCTTCGCGGACTGCGTCGTAGTGGACTCCCGCCTTGCGAGCCACGCGGTCGGGGATCGAGCGAAGCGAGCTGTGGAGCGTCGTCACCGCGATAGACCAGAATCGGTCGAACTCCTCGACCGGTCGAAGGCGTCCTGTCTCAGCTTCCTCTTCGCGCTGGCGCTTCTTGACCTCAAGGTGTTTTAGGACAAGGTGCATTGTCCGTGTTTGGGATTGGACGTGGGTTGCTGGAGTAACTCCAGCCGGTGCTGGCGGGAGCCCTGGAGTTGGAGCAGAGACAGGATGGCGTTGACCAGATGGCGGAGTCCCAACGTCGCCCGACATATCCTCCCGCGCCATCCACGCGCGGACCTCTGCGATGTCGAATAGTAACTTCCCGCGCTTCCCGCCAAGCCGGGTGTGCGGACACCCTGCAGTAACCCACCGAGTGATCGAGCGGCGACTCTGCGCAAGCTCGTTCATGAGCTGGTGGATGTCTGCCTCTCGATTCATTAGGCAAACGATCTGACAGTCTCGACCAGGCCTTCGTGACGCGAGACAATGGGAGTCCAGCCGAGGAGCTCTACTGCGCGGGTGATATCAGGACGCCTTGTTAGAGGATCGCCAGAGCGAGCAGGCAAGAATTTCACCCTCCCACTGCAGTCGGGAACGATGTTGGCGATCTCGTGAGCGACCTCAAGGATTGAGACTTCGTCTGGGTTGCCAACGTTAAACGGCTCATGGATACCGTTAAGGCCCGCAGGAGCGTCAAGGAGAGCTAACGCACCTGCGACTAGGTCTGAGACATAACAGAACGATCTCGTTGCATCTCCGTCTCCATAGATCGTTATCGGAAGATCAGCCATACATTGACGAATGAATGTCGGGAATACGCGCCCGTCGTCGATGTTCATGCGCGGGCCGTAGGTGTTGAAGATACGCATGATGCGGGTGTCTACTCCATAGCCACGATGCCACGCCATGCAGTAGGCTTCGCCCACTCGTTTCGCCTCGTCATAGGCAGAGCGAAGGCCGACCGAGTTGACGTTGCCGAAGTAGTCTTCCCGCTGCGGGTGGACCTGAGCTTCGCCATAGACTTCTGACGTGGAGGCCTGCAGATACTTGGCACCGAACTCGCGGGCAAGTTCCAGACCAAAGCGGGTACCTGCAGAGCCCACGTCAAGAATCTCTGGAGCAAGACGAAGGAAGTCTGTTGGACTTGCAGGCGAAGCAAAGTTCAATACCGAATCAATAGGACCGTGGAGTCGCGACGTGGGCCAGCCTGCGAGACTAATATCAGCCTCTACGAATTCAAAATGCGGGTGCCCCTGCAGCTTGTCAATGTGGAGGCGAGAGCCAGTTAGAAAGTTATCGACACCGACAACGTTGTCGCCCCTGTTGAGAAGTTCGTCGCAGAGATGCGAGCCGATAAATCCTGCAGCTCCGAACACGATATGTCGCTTGCTCATTCTGTTTCCTCCAGCAGAGCTCGCAGCGACGGGCTCTTGACCTCTGCCTTGTGCCGCTTCAGCTTCAGGTTGTACGCGGTAGACTTCTCGATCTCGTCAAAGTCCAAGTCGTCGCGCCGGATGAGAGGTGTATCGAATAGCTTCCATGCATTCGCAATCACAAAGTGCGGGCGATTAAATCTGCGCTCGACAGTCACGACGCCAGGCCAGCGGCGCTCAAGCGCCCGCGCATTCTTCAGGCGAACGTCCCGGTACTCGTACATCGTTTCCGTGCAGCCGCCCTTGACTACCTGCGTCCATATCTTGTCCACCATGAACGCATTAAATTGGATCGTGCAGAGGCCTGCGGCAAGCACCTGAAGGCACATGTCCACGTCCTCGTTGGCAGGCTCACGGAAGTCGAACAGGTCAGCGTTGCGGAAGAGTGTGCATGAGTAGATGTGGGCATTAAGAACATACGGAGTCGTTGCGCGAGGTAGAAACATTGTGTAGTTCATGCCGCTGACTGAGACGTTCGTGTAGCGATCCGTGAAATCCTCGACGGCGCGGATAGCCATGCCGGGGTCGCAGACGATCCGCTTGCGCTTGTAGAACTGCCTGAACTTGCGGATGTTGTCGTCTATCTGCCAGTGACGTTCCGCGCCGAGCTCCCGCGAGAATCGCTTGATCCAGTTGCGAGAGTAGACAAGCCCCCGGTTGCTCTCGGGCAGAACAAGAATCGTGCAGAGCTCGTGCTGGCCGTGGGCCTCCTGGTAATCCTCTGCCTCGTGCGGCTCGACCACCATGAAGTACGGAACGTTGAAGTCGCGGAAGGCCTTCGCTGTGAAGTCAATCTTCACGCGGCCACGCGACGGTATGAAGATCGGATAGCGAGGCTTCATCCCTTCCTCCAGTAGCGCGGGCGAGAGTTCCACATCTTCGTCTTGATCGGTCGGTATCCTGCCTGCCGCAGAGTGCGGTGGAAGGCCTTGCGGGTATCGGCTGCGCTGATCGTCTCGCCGTCCACCTCGTAGCTGTCGAAGTGGCCGATGGACTTGGTCCCGAACGAGTTCGCGATGAGGAGCGCCTGGGGCTTGAGATGCAGGATCTCGCGCAGGTGGTGGACGGGCTTCGGGATGTGCTCGAAGTAGTCTGTCGCCCACACCAAGTCGATGCTGTCCAGGGAGCTGCAGTCAGCCATGAGCTCGAAGCCATAGTCGGAGCCAACCTCCGCCGCGATGTCTGCCTGCATGGTGCCGAGAATGTTCGTGGCGACCACCCGCGCGTCCGGGAATAGGCCCACCAATGCCGCCGTCGTATAGCCAATGCCGCAGCCAAGATCGACCACGCTGCGGACAGTCTTACGGAGCTCCTCGACCACGCCGAACGGCGGATAGGATCTCGCGTTGTCAACCCGCAGAAGGTAGGTGCGAGAGTGAACGACCCAGCCAGCCCACAGTTCGCTCAGATATTCGTCGCCGTCATAGACCGACCAGTCTGGAGCTCCAGCCGCGAGAGAGTCATACCAGCGAGTCATCGTCGCCTGCGACCAGCGCGTGTCCTCGCGCACCGTGTTCCTGATGAACCCGATAGTCTGCCGCGCCAGGTCGTAGACAAGCTGGGTGTCCACGCCATGCTTAGAGCAGCGGTATAGGAAACCGCGCAGAGCCGAATCAATTCTCTCGTCAAGGAATGCGGTCGGCATTAGCTGCAGCCTCCCACGCACTTCGCGCAGATCGCATTCTCGCGCCAGCGTCCCGCAAGCTGCAGCTTCCTCAAGGCGACCATTCGCGAGCTGTCCCATGCGGCCTTAACCGTTGAGCTCTCAACGTTCGCCATCGGCATCTCCCGGCCTGAGAAGGTGCAGCACGGGAGAATGTCGCCAGAGCTGTCAACCACCATGAGCTTGAACGGGAAACTGCAGCGGAAAGTTGACAAGTGATCACTGTCAACTGCTCCCGTTCCCTCGTATCCATCCACGCCTGGAAGCCCGACGCGATCCTGGAATCCGATCATGTCCGCTACGCCTGTCCACTCGCTGACAAAGGACTCCGCCTCGTGCTCGTTCCTATCCGTCTTGAGGAAGTTCACGCGCAACAACGGCCAGCGTGTGCCAAGCTCCTCACGGATCGCAAGGAAGGCGTAGATGTTCTCAACGATCACGTCGAACTTGTCGGAGTTTCGCATCACGCGAAACGTCTCTGCAGTCGCAGCGTCGAGACTCACCATGAGCTTACTAACGCCAGCCTCGATTAGAGCCCGCGCCATGTCCTTGTCGAGCAGCGATCCGTTCGTCGCAAAGTAGACATTGAGTACACCGCGTGATCGTGCGTAGGCCACGTATCGAGGCAGGTCGCGGACGAGCAGCGGCTCGTTGATATAGTTCAGCTTGATCGAGACAAGACCGTGAGCCTCGCCCTCGTCAATGATCCGCGCGAACGTCTTAAACGGGAGGACCTTCCGCTCAACTACTTGGTGACCGTGCGTACAGAACGAGCAAGCCATGTTGCATTTCGACGTGAGCTCAAAGTCGATCTGCAGAGGAAAGTCAGCCGCGAGTTGCAGGGCTTGAGCCTGGTGGTAGCGATAGCGGAATTCCAGCCACCTCTCAATATCTTCGGCGCTGTCGACTCCTCCAGGAGTCTCGTCGAATAGGTTGCGAGAGTAGACGGAGGTGAGCTCGTTCTTGCGTCTCATTCCTGCTCTAGCCTCACAGAGTTCAGATCGTCTATCGGCTTGAACGGGTACCAGATAGATCCTTGCCGCAGGTTCGCGCCGATCACGTCCTGGCCGATCAACTTGCCAAAGGCCTCGCGGTCGTCGTTGTTCTCAAAGTGAACAACGATGCGGTTCTTGGGCGGGTCCTTCACAAACTCTGGCATACCGACCCACTCCCTCGCGTGATCGGTTGTCTGGATCTCAGACTTGGGGCGCGTAACCATGATCAGGTTCGCTAGCATCGACTCGTCGAAGCCCGTCCCCATTAACCCGTCAGTCGAGAATTCCATCACTTCCTTGAGGAGCTCCGTGAGCAGACGGTCATCGACCTCTGCCAAATTACTGAGCTCGTTGTCGCCGGTCAGCAGCTTTAGCGCCAGCGGGTCGTTAGGCTCCAGCGGAACGCGGATGACAGGCACCTCCAGGCGACCGACAAGCCTCGCTGCCTCGACTACTCCGTGGCCTGCCAAGATCGTTCCTTCGGCAGCCACAACGATGTTGCGGTAGAACCCAAGGAGCTCTATCGACTTGCCGATCTGCGCGAGTTGCTCGGGTGGGTGGACGCGGTAATTCCTCGGATGAGGCTTCAGGTTCGCAATCAACATCAGCTCAGTGTCGAATCCTGCCAGGCCTGCAGAGGCTACAGCAGAGCTCGTGGGATCGCTCTGGCTGACCTTGGCTGCCGCCTTCTTGCGGTCCTTGACCTTTGAGCTCCGCGTCTTCCTGGCTGGCTTTTCGCTCACTTACTGCCTCCGATAGCACCGCGAATGCGGGCCATGATTGATGGCTTCTCTGCAGGCGCCGCCGCCTGCTCGCGCGGCAGGAGTCCCGACTCGATGCCGAGCTGGACGTACAAGTTCCGCTTGTGCTGCTCTGGGATCGCGGCGAAGGCCTTCAGCAGCGCCTCGTACTTCCGCGTCAGCCGGAGCTTCTGCTTGGGAGTCACGTGAAGAGGTTCCCCTGGTTCGGGTGTGTTCTGCGTACTGATTTCGGGCGGGCGCAGGTCGAGTAGTGGCAGTGCCCGTCGAAGTCGAACGGGTGCGGGCGACCGCAGAGCTCGCCCCAGTTGATCCGCTGACCGCAGCCCGCGCAGGATGAGACTGCGCCGACTAGTTTGCTTGGGTCGCACAGCGGGCGCATCAGAGGTCTCATCCGTCGCATGTCCAACCGCCGAGGAGCGTGTCCAACTCTCTGGCGAACTCTACCACCGGCTCGCCGCTACGTCAACACTGGCGCGGGTGCGCTGAGTTGGACAATTTATCTTTTAACCACAAACA